AATATCACTATTGGAAACCGGAATCAGTGGTAATTGAGTCCAAAGCATCAGGATTACCACTAACTTATGAATTACGTAAGATGGGTATACCTGTGATTAACTTTACACCTAGCAAAGGAAATGATAAACATTCCCGTATAAACGCCGTTGCACCACTTTTTGAAAGTGGTCAGATATGGGCGCCAGAGGCAAGTTTTGCAGAAGAGGTTATTGAGGAATGCGCGGCATTTCCTTTTGGAGATCACGATGACCTCGTAGACTCAATGACACAAGCATTAATGAGATTTAGACAGGGCGGCTTTATTGAGCATCCCGAGGATTATAAGGATGAACCTATAATCCACGACAACAGGGAATACTACTAATGGATAAAAAAGTTTTATATGCTTTAACTTCTAAAATTTTTAACACACTTAAAAAGTTAGGGATCAAACCTAAAATAGGAGTAACTACTGGAGTCAAAAGATTACCTGGATCTAGAAATTCTTTTAATACAGATTTAAGTAAACTTGAAGGAGGAGATCCTGAAGGTTTAAAAAGATTAATTGCTAATGATGCAGACTTTTTACCACAAGCAACTGCAGATGAAATTGCACAATACAACAATAATTTAGAATATTTACAATCTACTTTTCCAGAAGTATTTTCAAAGCCACAAGTTGTAACAGAAGCAAAAACTGGAATTAAAACTTTAGTAGATGATGTAGGTGAAAAAATTAAAAAACCTACAAAAGAAGATTACGAAGACTATGCAGAAATATTAAATGATAGTGAAAATACTGTAGTTCAGGGAACTGAAACATTTGATGAATTAGAAGCATTAGTTAAAAAACAAAAAGATTATGAAGCATCTATGTATCAAGAATATAAAATGGGTAAACTAGATCCTGCACCAGGAGAGAAAAGTCAAAATAGATTAAACTTCTTAAGAAAAAAAGCTGATGAAGCAGAAATGACAAAAGATAGAAGATTAATTAGTATGGATGAAATACAAGAGTTAGAAGATTTGGAAGGAACATTTCAACCAAGAACTATAAATATATCAGATCCTAAAACTGCAGAATCATTTACAAACTTTGCAAAACAAAATGACCCAGAAGGATTTAAAAAAATTCAAAAGATAGTTGATGATATTAACAACAAAAATACTTTAGAAGATTTTGATGTTAAAGACAGAGAACCAAATGCTAAAGGTGGTTTGATTAGTGGTATTGGAACGATGTTTAGAAAAAGAGGAAGATAATGAAAACTGTTGAAGAAACTAGAAAAAAAATAAAAGAAGCCATACAAAAACAAATTGATAAGGGAGAAACAATTAATATTAGAAAAATTGCTAGAGATGTAGGAGCTTCTCAAACTACTACAGGAAGAGTTTTTTCGGAATCATTTAAAAATAATCCTAATGCTATATTAGGTAAAAATAGAGATGCGGCTAAAATTGTTGATAAGATTATTTCTGAAGGAGAAACAGATGTTGATAAAATAAAAAAAATCGCATTAGATAAATATAAAATAAATGTTGCAGATAGAACTATTCAACAAAAAGTAAATATAGCTACTGATCTTTCTGTTCCAGAATATGAAAAAATATTAAGAAATATAGTTAATGATAAAACATATAAACCCCCTATTGATATATCAGCAGCAGGAAAAGGATTAACTGCAAATTATAGACAAGCAAAAACTAATTTAAAAGAAGAAATTCCAAATCTACAAACTTTCATTAATCAAAGTTCTGCTAAAAGAAAAAAATTAAAAAGAGCATCAATTCCTGAAAAAAGAGAAATGGATTTAGTAAGCGCACAGATGAGAAGAGATAAAAGAAGATTTGAAGAAAAAGGAAAAATTAGTTTGTCTAAAAGAGAATTGGATTTAAACAAACAACAAAGAATAGTTCTTAAAAAAATAAATGAAATAATTAATAATAATCCAAATGCTATTTTAGAAGATAGAGAATTATTAGATAAAATCAGTACGCGTGTAGATAGAGATGGAAATATATACAAATCTAAAATTGATTTATCTAATGTTCTTGATCCTAAAAAAGATGCAAGGTTTTTTAATTTATCACATGGTAAAAGAATTCAATTAGGAGGAGAATTATTAAATACTCCTGCAAATAGATTTGCAGCTCCTTTTTCTTTAAATCAATTTTTTACTCCTGACGCAGAAAGATTTATAGAAAAAAATTATAATAATCCAGAAGCTCAAAGTAAAATTGATGACATTGTTAATAAAGCAAAAGAATTAAAAGTCACATTAAGACCTGATGTTCCAAAAGGAACATTTAAAAATGAAATTGGTAATCCAGTTAGATTTATTGGTTATACTGAAAATTTAAATAAGCCAGTTGAAAAAATTATTGATGTAGTTAAAACTTATACACCTAAAAGATTAAACAAATTTACTTTACCTATTATTGCTGGGACAGTACTTGCAGGAACTGCACAAGCAAAAGTTCCATCCTCGGTCCAAGACACAGAGACCGCAATGCAAGACCAAGTAGTAGAAGGTCAAGCACCAGAACCTAAACTAGCTGAACAAATTAAATATGACTCCTATGCAGGATTTGTTAAACAAGATGATCCAAATGTAAAAGCATCTCAATCGGATGTTTTATATTGGATCGCGGATAATGAAATACCAGAAGAAGTAGCAGACATAGGTAAGATGGTTGGTCAAGTAGGTGCAACCATTGGAGGAGCGACAGTTGCTCTTGGTTTACCTGATGTTAAAAAAACAATTGAGGAAAGAAAAGCTATTGGTAAATCTCCAATAACAGGAACTCTTGCAAAAGGATTTTATAGATTAGGAAGTCCACTTGCTACCGCTGCATTTACAGCACCACAAATATTGGACGAAGAAACAACTACAAAAGATATAGTAACAGATCCATTAAATTATTTGGGACTTGCAACAATGGAAACTTTAGGAAAAAGAGCAGGAACAATTGCAGCACCAACAGCTGCGAGAGCGCCTGGTATTTTAGGATTTGCAAAAGACTTTGGATCTTTAAAAAATGTAGGGGAAGCAATTCCAGGTAAATTAAGCACAGCTTTAAGATTAGGTTTAAGTCCAAGAGTTATTGCTGGGGCTTCTAGATTTTTAGGTATTCCAGGACTTGTTGCATCTGGAGCGTATAGCTTATATGATTATTTATCTAACAAGGAATCTGAATAATGGATCGTAGAACTTTATTAAAAATAATGGGAGGTATCGCTGCATTACCTGCTTTAGGAAAAGCAATTAAAGGTGCTGGTATTAAAGCTACAAAAGTTGCTGGGAAAGTTTTACCTAAAGTTCAAGGTATGCCTGAATGGTTTTCACCACTTGTAAATAAAATTATGAAAGAAGGAACAGATATATCTCCTAAAGCTTCAAGAGTTGAAGATTATGAAACTATTAAAAAATTAGAAATACCTTCGGAGACTGGTAAACCAGAAATAATTACTCTCACAGAAAATAAAGCGACTGGAAATATTACTATTGAATCTACTTCTGGTGGAGTAGCTGATTCACCTTTTGAAATAAGTTATACACCACCTAAAACAGATATTAATGTACAAACAGGAGAACCAGTAAAATATCCGGGTGATTTCTATGTGATAGAGAATAGACCAAAACCAGATTATAATAATCCCGGTAAAGTTGAATTTGACTATGATACTTTTGATATTGATACTGCTTATAGTGATCTTGAAAGATTAGAAAAAATTGGAACTGGAAAAATAAAAGACGTAAAAAAAATTGAACAAAGAGCAGCAGGTAGAAAAAAAGTAGAAGACGATCCTTATGATGATATCATGGATAGATACCCAGATCCAAATCCAGATAATTATAGAGCAGATGGTGGATTAATTAGTTTTGCTAATGGTGGATTGACAAAAACAGTGCCACCTGCTAAAGGTCCTGACTCACAAGGTGTTGAAACATTATTCAGAAGAAGGTATAGTTAATCATGGCAGAAATTGATAAGTCATTACCCAATACAAAAACTACTATTGAAATTCCAGGTCAAGCTGAAATAGAACAAACTATTCAAGAAGAAATACAACCTACAGATTCTCCTGTTGAAATTAACATGAGTGAAGATGGTGGTGCGGAAATTTCTTTTGATCCAAGTGTTGCATCTATTCCAGGAGGAGAAGATCATTACGCAAACCTTGCAGAGTTTTTAGATGAAAGTATTTTAACAGACATTGGATCTGAATTAGATGAAAAATATAATGATTATAGATCTTCACGACAAGATTGGGAAATGGCATATACTAATGGTTTAGATCTATTAGGATTTAAATACGAAAAAAGAACAGAACCATTTAAAGGTGCATCAGGAGTTACACATCCAGTTCTTGCAGAATCAGTAACACAGTTTCAAGCACAAGCTTACAAAGAATTGCTTCCCGCGGACGGGCCCGTGCGAACACAAATTTTAGGTTTAACTGATCGTAATAAAGAAGATCAAGCGATGCGAGTTAAAGAATTCATGAACTATCAGATTATGAACGTCATGAAAGAATATGAACCTGAATTTGATCAGATGTTATTTTATTTACCACTATCAGGATCTACCTTTAAAAAAGTTTATTATGATGCACTTCTTGGAAGAGCAGTATCTAAATTTATTCCGGCTGAAGATTTAATTGTTCCTTATTCAGCAACATCACTAGAAGATGCAGAAGCAGTTATTCATGTAATTAAAATTTCTGAAAATGATTTACGTAAACAACAAGTTAGTGGTTTCTATAGAGATGTAGAACTTGGACAACCTCCATTAAAAGAAGATGAAATTAAAAGTAAACAAAGAGAATTAGAAGGTGTTAGAGTTGAAAAACAAGAAGACATTTATACTTTATTGGAATGTCATGTTAATTTAGATTTAGAAGGTTTTGAAGATAAAGATCCTCAAACTGGTGAGCCCACAGGTATTAAACTTCCATACGTTGTAACTATTGAAGAATCTTCACGAGAAGTTTTATCTATCAAACGTAATTATAAATCAGACGATCCATTAAAAAATAGAACAAATTACTTTGTACACTTTAAATTTTTACCAGGACTTGGATTTTATGGATTTGGATTAATTCACATGATTGGTGGATTATCAAGAACTGCAACAGCAGCTTTAAGACAATTATTAGATGCAGGAACTTTAGCTAATTTACCATCTGGATTTAAAATGCGTGGCATTAGAGTCAGAGATGATGCTCAACCATTACAACCTGGAGAATTTAGAGATGTAGATGCGCCAGGAGGTAATTTAAAGGATGCATTTATGCCTTTACCATTTAAAGGACCTGATCAAGTACTATTACAATTAATGGGTATTGTAGTAGATGCAGGACAAAGATTCGCGAGCATTGCTGATGCACAAGTTGGAGATATGAACCAACAGGCAGCGGTAGGAACTACTATGGCATTACTTGAAAGAGGATCGCGTGTGATGTCTGCAATCCATAAAAGAATTTATGGAGCACTTAAAAATGAATTTGAATTACTAGCAAATGTATTTTCAACTTATTTACCACCTGTTTATCCATACGATGTAGTAGGTGGACAAAGACAAATTAAACAAACTGACTTTGATGAAAAGATTGATATTCTTCCAGTTGCAGATCCAAATATATTTTCACAATCACAAAGAATTAATTTAGCACAAACACAATTACAACTTGCTCAATCTAATCCACAGATACATGACATCTATCAAGCATATAGATCAATGTATGAAGCGATTGGAGTTAAAAATATAGATTTAATTCTTCCATCACCAAAACAACCTATGCCAATGGATCCAAGTTTAGAACATATTACTGCAATGGCAAGTCAACCTTATCAAGCATTTCCAGGACAAGATCATAAATCTCACATTGAAGCTCATTTAAACTTTATGCAATTGAATATGGTTAAAAATAATCCTGCAACTATAATGTCTATTCAAAAAAATATACTTGAACACATATCAATTATGGCTCAAGAGCAAGTTCAAATTGAATTTGTACAAGAATTACAGCAATTACCTATGTTACAACAACAAATGCAGATGAATCCACAAGCCGCGCAACAAATTCAGAGCATAACTATTCAAATTGAATCAAGAAAAGCTCAATTAATAGCTGAAATGACCAAAGATTACGCTGATGAAGAGAATAAATTGGTTGGACAGTTTGATTCTGACCCACTTTTAAAGTTAAAATCACGAGAAGTTGACTTAAAAGCTATGGAAAACGAGCAAAAGCGTAAAGAAGCTGAAGAAAGACTTAATTTAGATAAGTTGAAAGCTATGATGAATCAAACAAATCAAGAAAATAAGCTTGAACAAACTGAAGATTTAGCTAAACTACGTGCCGGAGTAAGTCTTGCAAAACAAGGCGTCCAACAAATGAAAATAAGAGGAATGTAATATGAAAAAAACTAAAAAAATAAAACAATCAACAGGTACTCAAGTTGATTTTGCACAATTCACAAATCCAGATGGAACATTAAAAGGTGGAATTGATGTAGAAGTTTCTAACCCACAAGAAACACAAGTAGTTCCAGTAGGTGGACAAAGAGCGATGCTTCCAGAAAAAAAACGTAAAGCAAAGTGGTATTAAACCATGATTCAAATGTTAGGAGCTGTA